GGATGTACTTGGTGTACCACTTGCCTTCGATCTGCTCAACACCATCACGCTGGCTGTATTGATACACCGTACCACCTGATGCCTGTGGGCCTTCAAAGACCACAGCAGCACCCAAAGCCTCTAGGACTTCAGGAGTTGTTGTATCCCATGATGGGCCACCGTTGGCTTTGATGTGTGTACGGAACTCAGCCTCGTACATTACTTGTCCGTCTTGTGTTCTGATTTGCATGATTGTTCCCAATGTAATGGTTTATGCGATTGCCAAGAAGATGTAGCTTGATCCACTGTTGTTAATGGCAGACAAAACTGAAGCATCTAAAGTAAAGCCGCCTGTTGTGGTTGTTACAGAACCAAGCGTTGCTGATTCAGCAGCGGTGCTGTTTAAGCGCAGGTAGGGGTCTGTCGATGTAGTCATTCCTCTGGCTGTGTCGTAGACGTACCAATCGCCAGAGGTGTTGGTTCGTTTAATGAGAACGAACCTAGCGCCGCCTGTAAACCCACAAGCAATTGCCTGAGTGCCACCGTTACCTGTGTATGTGCCAACCTTTGAAACACCGGGACATGTTGCAAACAAATACGCCACATATGTATTTGTACCGTTTGTTCCTGAGTTTGGCCCAACGTTAAATGTTGTTGAAGTTGCAACTGGTGCGCTTGTTCCAAAATACTCAGTTCCGCCGGGTGATGTATACATGGCATCGGTGCGGTTCAAGAAAATGTATTGGTTATAGGCAAAACTGCTGTGCGAAACAAACCATTCTTCAGTCGTATTTCTAGACTTAACAATAATTAACTCTGGAGTAGCCGCTAAGTTGTGCGTTATCGAGGAAACCCCGCCAACACCTGTCCAGCAAACCTCATCAAAATAGCCGGGAGCACGGCGGAAGTTGTGGAAAATACTGACGGAGTTAGACCAGCTTGTGTCAACTTCAAATCCAGTATTTCCCCACATACGCGTCATCGTTGATGCTGTTGCCTCCGCTGCTGATGAATCCGATATTAGATATTTCGCACCTTGGGTTGTCGTAGAGGAAACACCGCGCAGTCTGTCCACAAAGTAATGACTACTAGTACCGCCACGCCATGTTGCAATCTGTAGATCAACAGGAAAGTTAGTGGTTACCGGAGTTCCAACACTGACTGCTCCAATAGCATTCGGACTAAACACACTCGTCCCATCCGTAGGCACTTTCATCGGGCCACGGCGGATGGCGATGTAGATGTAGGTTCCACCCGGAGCATTTACATCACTCCACGACCCGTCTAAGTAGAAACCTGTTGCTGTTGGGTTACCGGCTTGTCCGGACAACTCAGCATTAGTGGTATTGGCCCAAAATGCAGAATCGTTAGAGCCAACAGGAAAGCCACGCATGGTGTCAATCATTGTCCAGTTACCTGTGCTGTCGGTGCGTTTAATCATTACCCATTGAGGTTCGTAGCCAAGGGTTATGTCAACACCTGATGTACTGTTACCCGTATAACTCCCACACGAAATCACATTGTCCGTACCAGTCAGGCCAAAGCCTCCTGCGTTGTGGGCAAAGACATAGACCACATGTGGTTCGTTTTGAATAAAGAAACCACCGTCCGTAAAAGACAACGTTGTAGCGGTTGGGATTACCCACTCACCGTTAAATGTCTGTCTTGCGGCAGTAGTGTTTAACTGCAACCAGTCGTTGTTCTGCCCAAACGACCTATGCCAAACAGCCCATTGGTCTGGATTGTTTAAAGATTTAACAATCACCATTCCGGGCATCGACCCAAGATTGTGATTTACTACCCGTCTACCTCCTCCGTTCACTCCAGAAGTAAACGTCACCACATCAAAGAACTTCGGCTGCTTGCGGAATGTCCATGAGGCGTATGTAACTCCAGAACTGTTTGTCTGCCCAGAGCCACCCATTGAATACCCGGTGGTATTAAACGCAGTCAAGGCATTTGCGTCAGTTGCTTGAGCAGCAGTTGCATCCGAATAAATGATTTTTCCAGTTCCCCGCGCAGTGTCAATTAAACAATGACTTGTTGTAGAGTTTCTGGGTTTTGCCCAAACCAACCCGCCCTTGGTAGAGAGATCAACCCCGTTGGTGATCGTCTGCGTAGAGCCATTGCCCGTGTATAACCAAGTGCTAAACACGTCCTCAATGTAGTTAGGAACAGCAGCCACGCCACCACCAAAGGCATCGTAGCTTGCTGCACCGCTTGTTGCTTGTAATGGCATAGATTAAGCCTTAAATTGTGTGTTGCTTGCCAAGACGGTGAAGGTTGCACTGCCTGTTTTAATGATGAGGTAGCGGTAGCTGTCAATACCACTTGCATTACCAGCAGTAGGAGCGCCACCCAACCAACGTGTTGTCACGCCAGAAGTCGTACCGTCAACTTGCACAGCAGAGTTGTAGTAAGCAGTTGAGCCTTGAGTAACCAAGAAAGCCACGGTCATGGATTGGCCTGTGGACATCAGCGTGTTGAGCGATGTGCCGCTAGAGCCACGGAAGTTCACTGTCCAGTTAGCACTTGCGTTGCTGGTGTAGTACAGAATCGATTGAGTTGTGATGTCGTAAGCAATCGTGCCAGTAGCTGCTGTTGCAGAGACTGTGGTGACTTCAGCGGCATCATTCAGAACAATGGCTTGTGTGGAAGACGTACCGCTAAAAGTCTTAGTGCCTGTGAAGGTCTGAGCTGTGTTGATACTGGCTACGTTGGTAAGCGTGTTATCAGCAAACGTAATCGTCTTGTAAGTCAGTACCTGCGAGTCAGTCGTGCCGACCACCACACCTGTTGGGATGGATTTTTGAGTCGCAGCACCGTTAATGTTGCCTGATGAGTTGGACACGACAAATGAGTTGACAGCAAGACCAGACAGCGTGTTGTTGTCAACGCTGATGGTCTTGTTAGTCAGTGTCTCAGTGCCTGTCAGAGTAGCAAAGCTACCTGCTGTGAAGGCTGCGTTAGTCCAAGCAGAACCAGACCACACGAACAAGTTGTTAGAAGTAGTGTTCCAGTACAGAGCACCTGTCAGCAGTGTGTTACCATCGTTATCGACAGTAGGGGCTGAAGACTTAGGGCCTAAGTAACGATCATCAAAGCTGTCATAGCTTGCAGCAGCGCTAGAGGCACTGGCAGAGGCAGCAGAGGCACTAGAGGAAGCAGCAGAGGCAGAGTTAGCAGCGTTAGTCTCTGACGTTGCAGCAGCGGATGCCGAAGCAGCAGCAGAAGTAGCAGAGCCTAAGATACCATCAACATAAGTTTTAGTTGTAGCATCTGTGCCTGCCGTAGGAGTACCTAAGCCAGTAATCTTGTTGCTACCCATTGCGATAGCGCCAGACATAGTACCACCGGACAAGCTGAGTTTAGCTGCAACAGCATCGTCAACGTAAGTCTTAGTTGTAGCGTCTGTACCTGTTGTAGGAGTACCTAAGCCTGTAATCTTGTTAGTGCCCATAGCCAGAGCACCTGACATGGTGTCGCCAGCTTTAGAGACTTTGGTAGCGATAGAGGCTGTCAGTGTTGCTGCTAAGTTAGCATCATCGTTCAAAGCAGCAGCAATCTCGTTCAAGGTATCCAAACTAGCAGGAGCACCGTCAACCAAGTTACTGATAGCTGTATCTACATAGATCTTAGTAGCTGCATCTGTATTGTTAACAGGAGTAGCCAAGCCTGTGATCGTAGCAGAAGTACCTGAATCCATGTCCAAGGAACCACTGATGGTTACATGGTTGAATGTAGATGTACCGCTAGAAGCTGTTACGTTACCTGTCAAGTTACCTGTGACGTTACCTGTCACAGCACCTGTGTGAGTACCTGTAGTGTTACCTGTTACGTTACCTGTCAATGTACCAGAAAAGCCTGTGGTAGCAGTGATGGTTGTACCGGTCACAGCAGCAGCAGTCGTAGCACCGATAGGTGTGTTGTTGATAGTACCCCCTGTCTGGGCAACACCTGCAACTGTACCACCTGTGATGGCTACAGCATTAGCTTCTTGATTACCTAATGAGCCTACAACCTTAACAACGGTAGCGCTGTTATCCTTGGTGTATAACTTCTTGTCTGTGACGTTAACAGCCAACTCACCCTTAGTTAAGTCTCCTGCTGCGGGTACAGCAGATGCTGTGCTACTGTTCTTTGTAATGATTGTAGAGGACATTTAAGCTCCGTATGAAGAGTTATACCATTGTTGTAAAGGTGTTACCACATCACGAGGAGTTTGTGGTAAGTAAGCGTTGTAGTACTGCTGCAACTGGTTGTAGTATTCTGGGCTATTAGTAGGCACTTGTTGAGTAGGAGCTTGGAAAGAAGCGTTAGAGCCTCCTCCACCAGCAAGAGAGGCTGCACCGCCTGCTCCTAGTAAGCCTACACCTGCTTTAACTAAGTTAGCTATCTGTGATGTAGAGAGTCCTGTACCGCTACCTGTAGTTGCTGCTGGAGCACCTGTAGTTGTTCCTACTGGAGCAGCCGTGACACCTGCTGCACCACCTGCAACATCACTTAAGAGTCCACCTGATCCGGGGAGGCTAGATGTAGGATATGTAGCAGCCATGTTCACATCATAGATGTTGTTACCAAAGCTGTTAGAGAGGTTAGTAGCAAGATCAGCCTGTGTCAGGCCGGGATTGAATGCTAACTGCTGAGAGATGTCAGCTGCTACCAAAGGATCAACACCAGAGGCAATGAGGTTCTGCTCAATAGCTGCAAAGTTATTACCTACTTGTCCTTGCAGTTGCAAAGCATCAGCAGCTAAGAAGTCAGCGCTAGAACCTGTCTGAGACATCAAGCCTGTGTTAGTTCCTAAGTTACCAAGCTGCTGAGTCATTGTGGCTACATCCAAGCCATTAGCAGCCATAGATGCGGCAAGGTTAGCAGCAGCTGTAGAACCGTAAGAACCTAAGGTACTAGCGATCGCTGATTCTGACAACCCTTGAGCAGCTAATTGAGCAGCATCAGCAGCTAAGAAAGCAGCTTCTGTAACACCAGCCCCACCTGCTGCTCCGCCTGCCGTACCTAATAAACCATTAAAAAGTCCTCCTGCTCCAGCAGCCACCAATCCTAATTGGATATATGGCATCAACTCAGGCAAACTAGAGCTGGATTGCTCAGAGGTATAAAAGACTGGTTTACCATCAGGAGTGAATTGAACACGGTATCCTGTGTTTCCCTTGCCGGAATAAGTCCCACCAAAAGCATCACCAGTTTGGCGTTCGCCATATGTGTTCGGAACTGCTTCACCTGTCAGCTTGTTTACAAAAGTCTGTCTAGGTTGAGTCCCTACAACGACTTGTTGGTAATTATCATCAAGACCATATATAGGAACTTCTTCGCTAACAGTTCCTAATTGGTTAATGTCTGTAATGCCAATACCAGACAAAATGTTAGCCATGTCTTCAGCGTTAGCACGAGCAGAGCCTTTGCCTTCGCCTGACCACTTAGATGTATCGCTAGATGCAAGAATCTGATCTACAAGACTAGGCCGAGGGGAAGCAGGTGGTTCTGCTCCACGCAGTTGTACTGATGGTGCATTAGGTGTCTCTCGCCCTTCAGCAGCACCATAGTTTGTATAGTGAGCTTGAGCATATTGCTCTGGTGACATGCCATAACTGTTTGCAGCATAAGCGGCAGCAACATCAGGGTTTGCATTCAAATAAGCATTACTAATTGTTTTTGTATCTGCTCCAGTAATAACTCCAGTAGCCATAGCTGCTGCAACTTGAGAAGCTGGAATGCCTAAGTTAGCTGCTGCATTACTGACATCAGTGTACGACAAAGTACCACCAGCTTGCGAAGCGGCCTCACGAACAAGTTGATTTACGTACTCTTGTGAATAAGCCATGATTAACCTTTGTTACGATGTAATTCGAACGTATTTAGTACGTTCATGCTGGAGCCTGCCTCACCTTGTGCACGTACCTGATCACCTTCCTCAAGTACAATGTAAGCACCACCATCAAACTTAATGAACTGAGTAGGGCTTAACACATAGTTGTCTAATACATAGAATTCTGTGTTGGAACTAGCGTCATACCAGATAATATCTACATACTTGTTGTTGCCTGAATGGTTAACAGCGTAAGCGAGGTTCCATTGAGCATAATAACCCGTAGGAACCGTGTAAAGAGTTGTCTTTACATCAGGGGTTAATACTGCCCCTACTGATACTGGTCTCATCTTGTTTCACCTTCTTAGTTTTGGGCAAGGGTTGAATGCTCTCTTGGATAACTTCTGTGTACTCGCTGTGTGTACGCATAGTCTTAATGTCATGCTCATTGGTAAACTCAAATACATTACCTGAGTGATTACATGAAAATTTAGCCATTGTTAAATACCTTTCTTATAAGCTATCAGTTGTCAATAGCGTATGAAAAAGGCTCCCCACCTTTTGAGTGGGGAACCGTTTAGATCACACTATTACTATTAAGCTGGAACAGCCAAAGCAACAGCGGAGTAGTCACGCAACTCATCGCAACCGAACAGAACGTCAGCAGTGAACAAGTTGGCAAGCCATTCTTGTTTGTACTGAGTCTGAGTACGCACACCCATTTGCTCGACCAGCACTGCGAACTCTTTGTGAGCCAACAAGCAGATACGATCACCGTCAGTAGCAGTGTCAGCGTTGGTGGTCACGAAGACGGGGATACCGTACACGTTACCAACTTCACCGTTACGGATGGTGTTAGAAGCGCCAGTCTCACCCACGAAGGCTTGCTCAGTGAAACGAGCGATACCCATCAAGGTGTTACGAGTCGAAGGAGGAACGATCAAGAAACGGCCGTCCATAGGAACATCGTTGTCGTCCAAGCGCTGGATGGTGCGGCGAATAGCAGCATCAGTCAAAGCACCAGCAGTACCAGTGTAGGCGGTAGTACCGTCAGCACCAGAGTAAGCGCCAGTGTAGCCAGCAGTACCGTCACCGCCGTTAGCCTTACGACCCAACTGGATGATGGTGGAGTCAACCTTCTTACCTAAGGCGTAACCAGCGTCATCAGTGTAGAACTGACGCAGGCTAGTCAAAGCTTGAGCTTCAACGATGTCTTCGATCAGACGGCTGTATTCCCAATGCTGGTTGATAGAGACAGTCTTCTCGCCTTCGGTAGCAGCGATCAGGGTAACCTGAGTCGAAGCAGCCTTAGCAGAAGCGTCACCGCGAGTAGGAGCTGGAATGTGAACGGTGTCACCTTTCTTGCCCTTGAAGTTCATTTTCTTGATCAAGTTAGCAGCGACCAAGCTCTTCTTGTAAGCAGCGATAATCTCATCAGACCAAACTTCAGGGATGAAGGTTGCTGCGGTTGTCACTGTTACGTTGTTAGTACCTAAAGCCATTTTAAATTCTCCTTAAGAATTAATAGTTGTAAATTGTGTTGTTACTTAACTCTGCCTTCAGCGTATGCAGCCATGATTTCTGTTTGCAAGGCTTCATAACGATTCGGGTCAGTCATACGTAGCCGGATCAGGTCGGCACGGCGATATACTTTCTTTGACGATTCACCAGTTCCACCAACGTCTACAGCAGCTGCCTTCAGGTTCTGTTTGCGTACAGAGTTCCCTGCTTCGGTAGTTTGAGCTGTTTTAGCTGTTCGGATCTGTTTGAAAGTAGTTAACAATTCATCTGCTGCTGTGAAGTCGTAAGCGGAATCTGCCATTGCGTACATATTAAGACGCAAAGGAGAACCTTTTACCCATTCGATAAACTCACCATCTTTCACAATCTCAGCAAAGTCAGGATGCTTCTTGTTGAGCATTGATTGAGTCTGCATTTGCTTAAACTGTTGAGAGGCTTGCTTAGCTGCTAACACATCTGGGTGATTAGCAACAGCTTTCTGAACCGCTAACTTGGGATCTTCAAAGAAGTCGATCTCAGTTTCTTCTTTGGTGGGTGCATTGGTAGATGTCTGAGAGAGTTTTTGTTTCAGTAGCTCATCTGCTAAACGGCGTACTTCCCCTACTTCTTGAGCCTGCCTACCAATGAGCTTTTCAGCCTCTTGGTGCATACGCACAATATCTTCTAGATTCTTACCCTTGTATTTCTCGGGAATCTCAGAAGCTACCTGTGTAGTATCTTGCTCAGTCTGTTGAGTAACCTGTTCGGTCTTGAAGTCTTCCGCATCGATTTCGCTTTGCTGAATCAGTTCTTCATTTTCAATTAATGCCATACCTAACCTTTCCTTGCTCCATTAGAGTTCTAAGGATAATAATAAATTTAAAATAGATTCAGAGTTGTGTCCTTGTTACAGGACGTTCCGTTTCTGCTCTTGTTTGAGCTTTTCAGCCCGTACCTTGCTCCACCTGTCATATGCGTCTGGAAAGGCTCCTGAGAACCCCTCTAGATTACTTCTAGGTGCAGCCAGTACCTTGACAGCATTCATGCCACAATGAGGGCACACAATAGCATCTACACTGTCTTCTCTTAGCGCTTCGGTAACATGCTCATTCCTACACTTAAAGTCATTAAGAATCTTCATTCTCTAACTCCTCGTATACTTGTTCGCATGTATCCTTGCGCTTTAAAATCAAGTCTAATATGTCAAGCTGGCCTTTACGGAAGAATAGTTCTTGTGTGTCCGTGACCTGTGATAAATTATTGAGACTATCTTTTAACTTGTTGAGGTCTTCCATCAAGTCAGCCCACCCTTGGGTAGCCATCATCGTGAAAGAATCCTCATAATATTTCTGTAAATTAGGAGCCACTACGGTTATTCCTTGGTTAAATGTTATTGTTTAAGCTTTTTGAGCCTTAGCAGCCATCTGGAACTGTGCGATGCGCTCGTTGCTTTGAATATCTTCTTGCTTGAGCATCAATTCAGTCATCTTTACACGCCGTGCAAAGTCTTTAGACTCATTGTCCTCATCCAAGTTGGTAGAGAGAGCAGAAACAACCTTAGCTTGTGCCAGTTGAGGTGTAACCTGAGCTTCAACCATAGCTTTCTGAGCATCTGCACCAGATTTCTGTGCCTTAGCTTCCAAATCTGCAATCTGAGCTTGTAACAACTGCATTTGCATCTGTTGTTGCTGCATCTGCATCTCTTGAGCTTTCGGATCAGGCTGACTCATCTGATCTAAGGTAGCAATCAACTCACCGCGATTAGTCAAGGAGCTATTCTGCAAGATTCCTTTGAGGATCAGAGGTAACACTGGAGTATTTGGCCCTAATGTCTGGAGCAAACCAATCAGCTGCTGCTGTTCAAACTCTCGTGCCAAGATACCCAAGGTAGCTGTAGGAATGAAATTCATATCCACAGTAGGGTAGCGCTCACTATCAAACTGCATATAGCGATAAGCAGCTTTATAGATGAAGGGCATCATGAAATCTTCTTGGAAGTTTGTCAGAGTGCGCTTATACTTCTTGATAATCCCTGCCATTGCCATAGACATACCACCAGCGGTAGCGTCACGAGGCACATTAGAAGGCATACCAGCACTGTCAACAGTACCTGTAGCCTGCAAGAGCATACGTTCAAAGTTCTGAGCTGCTTGAGCGGCATTACCGTCAGTTTGACCGAACTTGAAGGGATACAGAATCTCACTTGGAGAGCCGTTAGTCAGGATAGCTTTACCGGGCTTGATCTCGAACTTAGCACCACGAGGCAAGCGAGTAGCGTCCATAGCGATCATAGGCGCTGTGGTGAGGGCTAAGGAGTCCATATGAGCACGAAGCTGACCATCAATGGCCTTCTGCATGTTATACGCCTTCTCTACCGTACCACGACCCCAGAAACGACCGGGAACTGTATCGTCTTGATAGGCGATAACAGGACGATCCTTCATCATGTAAGGGTTAGCTTCAGCTTTGAGCAAGATACCATCGTTAGCGATCACTACAATGGCTTCCACCATGTTGCAGTAGTCATCAGCTTGAGAACCTTCAGGGAAGATGTCCTCATACTCTTCATCTTCAACTTCTTCCAAGTACTCACGAGGAACTAAGCCGTAGTAAGTAACCAGCTTAACCTTATCGTCTTGGTACTGAGTAAGGTCTTGAGTAGGCTCTAAATCAGGATCATCGAAGGATGAACCAATGTTAACCTTCTTATAGATACCAGACTCGATACCTTCAACAACCTTGTGCAAAGAGACATACTTCTCAATAGCAACACCCATAGCATCTTCAATGGAGTCAGCATTAGGGTCAATCAGGAAGTTCTTAGGGTTGACAGGCTTGATCTTAACTGCTACTCGCTCAGTCTCTTCAACACCGATAGCTGCTGCGTTAGCGATACCGGGAATAGCCTGTGTAGCTGGAGCATACTGCTTCTCGGACTTGACGATAATCTCACCGATACCTGTACCGTAGATTTCAGCCATCAGTTCGATCTGGTCAATAGCTTTCTTGATCTTATCTTTCTTGAAGTCTTCCATCAACTGAGCTTTTAACATCTCAACGTCTAAGGCATTACCGTTAACGTCCTTGATGTCATCTTCAATGTCAAAGAACTCACCTTGACCGAAGATAGCTTCAATGATCTCAGCGTGACGGGTCTCTACAGCCTGCTGAGTAGCAGGGGAGATGATACGGCTACGCTCTGACTCACGGGTCTTGTCCTGAGTGTCCCAGACACCACGGAAGATACGCTCATACTCAAGCCATAAGTCCATGTAGTTACCATCACGGTAGTCGCGCCAGCGTGTGATATGTTCGGAAACCCAAGAGGTAAGCTTCTTCTCTTCCTCTGTAGGCTCGTCAAACTGACTGTCGTTATAGTTTTCTTCAGACATTACAGTTTCTTCCATTCTTCAAAAAAAGGTTTAAAGCATTAGGATCGCCTGCTGCTCGTTCGTGTTCATATTGAGAACAATTGTTTTCATTAAGAAAACTTTTAGTTTCTTTCAAATCTTTTTTCAAACCCTGATTAGCCATTTTAATTCCTTTAAGTATTAATACCCTGCTATTGGGTCTAAGATTTCATAGTCATCTTCTTCGTAGTCTTGCTGATAGTTAGACACAGCTAACTGATCGACATAACTAAGAGCATCAATCAAGTCATCATGCACACCTGCTGTAGGGAACATGATCATCTGATCCTTAAACTCAGCCCAATCTTCTTCGATGTTGAAGGAGACTCTACCGTGCTCCATACGACCTTGAAGGCTCCAGACAACCCTGTCTGTCTTCTTCTTGTTACCATGAGTCAAGTCTTGGATGTGAGCGTAGATATTGTTCTTACGCATAAGGTCATTAAGGTAAGGCAGTACAGCGTTCTTAAGAGCACCACGTTCAATCCCTACGGAGATCGGTTTGTAGTCTCTAATGGTCTTCAGAATGTGTACACAGGTTAAAATGTAAATAATAGTTGACAAATGGCTACTTTTATGTTATAATATAGTCATTGCAACCACAACAAGGAATAACCAATTGGCTCCTAATTTACAGAAATATTACGAGGAATCTTTCAACATGATGGCTACCCAAGGGTGGGCTGACCTGTTGGAAGACCTCAACAAGTTAAAAGATAGTTTAAATAATTTATCATTGGTCACGGACACACAAGACTTATTCTTCCGCAAAGGCCAGATTGACATATTGGACTTGATTTTAAAGCGCAAGGATACATGTGAACAAGTATATCAGGAGTTACAGAATGAAGATTCTGAATGACTTTATGTGTACGGACGGACATGTAACCGAAGCGTTAAGAGATGACAGTGAGCAGAGCATTGTATGCCCTGTATGCGGTAAAGAAGCTGTCAAAGCCTTAGCAACACCTCAGATTAAGTTAGAAGGATTCTCAGGAGCCTTCCCTGACGCTTATGACAGGTGGACAAAGGTACGGGCTGAAAAGCTCAAACAAGAGCAGAAACGGAACGTCCTCTAAACGGACACAACTCTGAATCTATTTTAAATTTGTTCGCAACAAAGTGAGAATCCTCGCTGCGCTGCGGTTAATCCTTAGAACTCTACGGAGCAAGGAAAGGTTAGGTATGGCATTAATTGAAAATGAGGAACTGGATCAAGGCAGCGAAATCGATGCTGAAGACTTCAAAGCTGAACAAGCTACTCAATCCACTGAGACTCCTGCACAGGAAGCTTCTGAGATTCCCGATAAATACAAGGGTAAGAATCTAGAAGATATTGTGCGTATGCACCAAGAGGCTGAAAAGCTTATTGGACGACAGGCTCAGGAAGTTGGGGAAGTACGTAGGTTAGCCGACGAACTCCTGAAACAAAAACTCTCTCAGACACAGACAAATGCACCCGCCAAAGAAGAAACTGAGATTGACTTCTTTGAAGACCCCAAGTTAGCAGTTCAAAAAGCTGTTGCTAGTCACCCCGATGTGTTAGCAGCAAAACAAGCCTCACAGCAGTTTAAGCAAATGCAGACTCAATCAATGCTCGCCAAGAAGCATCCTGATTTTGCTGATGTTGTACGTGATGGTGAGTTTATTGAATGGGTAAAAGGCTCTCCATTGCGCTTAAATATGTATGCAATGGCTGATGCACAATACGACTTCACTGCAGCAGATGAATTGATTTCTACATTCAAACAGATTCGCACAGCTAAGACAGCACAAACAACTGAAGCAGGTAACTCTGTACGCAAACAGAACCTGAAAGCAGCCGCTGTTGATGTTGGTGGAACTGGTGAATCTTCGAAGAAAGTATATCGCCGTGCCGACCTTATCCGGCTACGAATGACTGATCCAAACCGCTATGAAGCACTTCAGCCTGAGATTATGGCAGCTTATGCGGATGGACGTGTTAAATAATTTATATTAATTTAATTCTTAGGAGAATTTTAAAATGGCTTTAGGTACTAATAACGTGACAGTGACAACCGCAGCAACCTTCATTCCAGAAGTTTGGTCTGATGAGATTGTTGCTGCTTACAAGAAGAGCTTGGTCGCTGCAAACCTGATCAAGAAAATGAACTTCAAGGGCAAGAAAGGTGACACCGTTCACATTCCAGCCCCTACCCGTGGTGACGCTTCTGCTAAGGCTGCTTCGACTCAGGTTACCCTGATCGCTGCTACCGAAGGCGAGAAGACTGTTTCTATCAACCAACACTGGGAATACAGCCGTCTGATCGAAGACATCGTTGAAGCCCAAGCATTGACTTCGCTGCGTCAGTTCTACACTGATGACGCTGGTTACGCTCTGGGTCGTAAAGTTGACTCTACCATCATCCAACTCGGTCGTAAGGCCAACGGTGGTGACGGTACTGCTGGCTACACTGGTGCTTACTCTGGTGCTGACGGTACTACCGCCTACACTGGTACTGCTGGTGCTTTGACTGACGCTGCTATCCGTCGTTCTATCCAGCGTTTGGA